GCCAGTCTCAAACATCCAGAGCGTACGGCGGGTGACTACGCCAGCCGTTATTGGCGTCTCAGCGAGGCTATAGACAGCCCAACTACCTCAGTCGAAGTACGTGGGTTACTTATAAAGCTGCGCGATTCAGTACGCCAAGCAGCCGACGAGGCCAGTGGGGGTACAAACCAATTTACAGATATGCTAGAACGGTTCAAGGTGGACCAGGCTCACGTAAATGCGGCACAAGCCTCTAAAGGCATACGAGAGTCGTTTGTGGACCCAATGGGTGTACCCCTAACGCCCAAGACTTTTGGTAATACCCCAGATATTACTGCGGCTATGCTACGAGGCAGATTAGGCAAGAATGGTACCAACGCTTACGGCGATGTACTTGAGGATAGTACACGTACGCCTCTCATGAACTTGGAGAAAGAGCTGACCAGTCATGAAATGCACGCAGCGGGTAACTCTCCTGGCGTATCTCAGTTAGACATCGCTAACCCCTTGAGCGTCATATCTACTGGCCGCGATAACCCCTTCAACTACTTCCCATTGGTTAAGGGTAGCGCAAACTGGTTGTTTAGCGGCGCTCGTAAAGCAACCACAGAAGCGGCTGACGAGGCTATGATGAGCCCTGCGGCTTGGCAAAAGATGATGGCTGACTACGCTGCTAGCAAGTCTCCACTGACTCAGCAGGAGTACATGTCTCGCGCCCTTCGTCAAGCTACGTTGATTCCAGGCAACGCCCTAGCAACCCAAATTGGAGAATAACCATGCCACGTGACGTATCGGGCAACTATACGCTGCCCATCGGGAATCCTGTAGTCTCAGGTACTATCATTGACGTAGCTTGGGCTAACCCAACTATGGCTGACGTGGCCGTGCAGTTGAACAACGTACTCACTCGGGATGGCCTGTTGGGCGCTACCGCCAATATCTCGATGGGCAACAACCGTCTTACGGCCATGGCCAACGCGGTATCTGCCCAAGACGCCACTACGTTGACTCAAGTTACTGCGGCTATCACCGCCGCGGTCAACGCAGCTATGCCTTCCGGTACGTTGCTTGACTACGCAGGAAGTGTCGTCCCCACTGGCTTCCTACTTTGTGATGGTTCAGCCGTTAGTCGCACGACCTACGCTACCTTGTTTGCGGCCATAGGTACTACTTGGGGTGTTGGCGACGGAGCTACAACCTTTAACTTACCTGATTTGCGTCGCCGCACTACAATGGGTTCTGGCGGTACAGCTGTTGCTGGTCCAGCTAACACCCTAGGAGCTACGGGTGGTGTGGAGCAAATAACCGTTGCGGGAGCTAATTTGCCCGCCCACGTTCACTCGTTTGCCGCTACCTCAACAGCTATGAGTGCGAACGCTACCCATACCCATACCGACTCGGGTCACTTCCATACCACCTCTCAACAAGGTATCTTTGGCGGTGGTGGACTCACCTTTACGGGTGGTGGATTTAACGTCACAAACCCAAATACGGGTACAAGTTTTGCAAACCTGAATACCGTCAATATTGACCACAACCATAGCGTCAGCGGTAACACGGGTAATGGCCCAGGCGCGGGTACGGCCATCACTACCATTTCTCCAACGGCAATTGTAACCAAGATTATCAAAACATGATAGACCTACTCTGCTTATTGCTTAAGCCAGCCTTGCTAGGCTTGGCGGGTCGTTGGTACTTGCTACCCGTCACAGTACTTGCTTGGATTGTAGATGTAGTTGCTAACTACACTACTTGCTCGTTCATAGTGGGTGAGTTCCCTCGTCGGGGGGAATGGACGTTCAGCCAACGCTTAGAGCGTCTATGCGTCGAACGCTCCCCAGAACAGCAGTTGTATATACAAATAGCCTTGAAGCTAAACCGTATTGACCCTACAGGCAAACATATTAAGGTGGTATCATGACTTCGGATAGCACTGATGAAGCCAACTATATAGCCACCGTGAAGATACTCATTGTTTGGATAGCCACCTTTTTCGGCTCAATTACACTTAACCAGGTAATGGTAGTTTGTACCATTGTCTTTACCCTGCTCCAGATTTTCATGTTGTTACGCAGACTATGGAAGGGCTTACCATGATGTGGACTTACAAACAATCTACAGGCGAATTGATTGACCCCTCGGGTCGCAACTACGGCAATGGATACTCGGGCGGCAACTGCGGTCAAAACCCAGAGGGCAAGAACAACCCCCTCATGCAGAACGTACAATGTATTGGTCCGATACCCCAAGGCAAGTATCGAGTTGGGGAGCCTGTCGAGGGTTCGCATCTTGGCCCCTATGCGCTGCCATTGATACCCTACCCAGACAACCAGATGTTTGGTAGGTCGCGGTTCTACATGCACGGAGATAGCATGGAAGACCCAGGTGCGGCCAGCGAAGGGTGTATCATTATGCCCCGTATCACTCGTGAGACGGTCTACAACTCCGACATTGACATAGAGGTGGTATCATGAATTGGGTTGAACTTCTAAAGACATTGGCCCCCACGGTAGCCTCTGCGGTCATGGGGCCATTCGGCGGTATTGCCGTGGCTGGCCTAGGCAAGTTGTTCGGGGTCGATAACGCAACTCAGAAAGACGTTGCGAAAATCTTCCAAGACAGCCAACTAAAGCCTGAGGACGTTGCGAAGATTCAACAGCTTGAGCTGGAGTTTAAGCAGCACGAATCTGAGATGGGCTTCAAGTACGCAGACTTGGAGTTCAAAAACGTCGACAGCGCTCGTAACATGCAAATTGCTACCAAGAGCTACTTCCCAGCTACTTTGTCGTCAGGCATTACCGTGGGTTTCTTTGGTATACTGCTAGCCATGATGTTCGGTAACGTCACCCCAAGCGAGCCGTTGCTAATCATGCTAGGTGCCCTAGGCGCTGCGTTCGGCGCAGTAGTCAACTTCTGGTTGGGTTCTAATTCCAACAGCGCACGTAAAACTGAACTTTTGGCTCAAGCCCAATTACCACCCAAATAGGAGAAAACTATGGCTGATGTTATGACCCCCGAACTGCGCGCAATGGCCCTGAGGCTATTGGGCGAAGGTGCCGCTCGTCAAGCTGGCGAGACCGTCAACGACCCTGCTCGTCAAGCGGAGATACAAGCTCAGGAAATGGCGGCCAATCAAGGGCAGCAACCAGTACCCGCCATGACGGGCTACGGTGGACCCGCTGGTCAACCTGCAATGGGCGGTCCAGCGCAAGGAGCGCCAGCCCCCGCTGGGGCCGCTTCAGCGCCAATGCCTGGGGGAATGAATCCCGCAGGCATGGTAACGTTGCCGAATGGTAGGAAGGTGACTCCGCAACAAGCTGCTATGCTAGCGCGGATTCTGCGGTCTAGGCAATAAACCGACTCACACCCTCAAGGGTGATACCACCAGCCATGAAGGTCAAGATATGGGAGGCATCCCATATCTCGCGCTTCTCACCGTAGAAGTTGGGGCCCATGTTATCCTCGCGGTGCTTGCGAATTGCGTACCACAAGAACGCAGTCAACATGGTAAGGAACGTAGCTTCCCCCATGTATATGTAGACCACGCGGTGCAAAAACAGCCAGTAGATTGTACCGGCCAAGGCTAGAACTGCTTTAGTCATTTGCAACTCCAAAGTTTGACTTGTTCCTGTCCCACAGCGCCGCACACTCGCGGCCTGTCTTCAAAGCGGATGTGCGGGTCAATGTAAGGTTGACTCGCGCACCCGCCAAGAATTGCACAGAGCAATATGAGGCGTCTCACTTCACACGCTCTGCGAACAGCTTGCGAAACGAGTGGTCCTCTTTGAGGTCGCTCATGCAAACCCACTTGTTCTCGCTGTTGCTGAAATACAACGCATCAAGTGGGGCACCTTCTGCCGCCGCCTTGCGTTGCATGCTATCGATGTAGTACTGGAAGGAACCAGTGCTGCTATGCCACAAGGCCGTAGCCTTGTAGTCTTTGGGGGAGGGTTTACCCTTGACTGCGGTCATGTTAAGCCTCAAAAGTAATGGAGAGCAAGTCTTGCTTGCGGTCGTTCAACTGCTTGACCTCTTCTTCCAAGTCCAAACGTTTCGTTTTGATGACTTGTTCGATGAGACCTACGGCACCTTGAATGGTTTCTTCGGCGGTCATATCGACCGTCGTTTCAACCACAACGTCTTTGACGAACAACCAATCGTCGTTTGACGGCTTGTAGGTGTAGATGCAGAAATGAGGGTCGCCCCGAACTGCTGAAGTTGTCCCAATGTAGCGATACAAATGGACGGTGATTTTTACCTGATGAGACATGGTTACCCTTTACAAATGCCCGCATGACGTTTAAACTTGGACTTGGCGGGGGTACAAGTACAAGCTGAATTGATACAACGAGGCTCGATAACCTTGATAGGAACAGGCTCGGGTTCCGCATAGAGCGACAATGCTATGCCGCTATACATGGAGAGTCCTAACACTGCGCTACAGATGTACCTTACCATCGTTGTACCCTTTCAGATAGCCTATTATAACCCCACAACTAGGTTGCGTCTAGTGCTATCGTTTGTTACGCGGGATGATTCGCTTGACCCGTTGCGAAGAAGAATTGCTTCTGTTCGTCAGTAGGTTCCACAGGGTCTTGGGTATCCAAAGAAACAGTAGGGCCGGCAATAGTGTCATTGTCACCAACAACAATAGGAGCAGTTGAAGCAGCAGCTTCAGCCGCCCTAGCTTCTGCTTCCAGTCGCATTTTCTCCAAAGATTGTTCAACGTGCTCAATGTACTTCTCCAGGAAATGTCGGGCCTTGTAGAGGTCGGGTGGGCCACCCTTCCGCTTCCAACGAGTCATGTATTTGATGACTTGGGCTTGGAAGTAGTCAAGGTCGTAGGCTATGACGTAGTCCCAATGTTGAATGGGGGATTGGTAGTGATTACCGCCCACTTGTTTATCGTTCGCACTCATCGAAATTGCTCCAGTAACAAAGACGCTTCGGGGGTGGGGGCACCAAGTGCGTCTAAATACTCGATGCCTACTCTCATTATCTCCGACATGGCGGAATTGCCCATCATGACCTCTTTTGAGCAGTACAATACTAGCTCAAACATGTCGGCCCAACGAAGCAATTGTTTTTCCTCTTGAGTCAAGTGTACGTTGATACCGTGTTGGTATTCAAATTTACCTTCAAGGTCGGCTAGCGCACCACGTAGCTCGATACTGTCCCACTTAGCAGTGGCAGGTACGTCGCCCGTAACTGACTCGGCAAGGTCGTGAACTAACGCAGCTTTGAGTAATTGAGGACTGGGAACGCATATGTGGGTCAGAGTCAAGGCTACGCCCCAACTATGCTCGGCCAGATTCTGACGGTGTATGACCCGCTTCGTATGGAAGCGAACCACGTTCCCCGCTTCGTACAACGTAATTAGTCTCACTTCTCACGCCTTTCCAGCCACTCCATACAGGCAAGCTGTACGGCGGTGTCCTTGATAGTACTGGCGTATGCTACCGCCTTGGTGAACGCACCCTCTTTGTAGCAATTCCAAGACTTGGCCAGCGGTTGCATCACCCAATTGAGGTAGCCGCTATTGTACCCAGCGTAGAAGTTGTGCATGCCGATATTGTGTACAAATAGGGTACACTCGTTGAGGAACGATATGGGCCTTTCGTAGGGCTGAATCAAATCAACGTGAGTCCAATCGTCGCGGTACAAATGCTCTGGCGGCTCAACGGGGTCTTTGGTCAAGTCCCAATGTTGTTGGTATATGTGCCAATCGTTACTGAATTGGGTGTAGGTACCAACTGGAACCCCCACGGCTTGGGCCATAAACTCGTGTAGTACAGACATGTGTACCGCGTTGGCGCCGTAGCAACCCCACACGATGTCGTTCGACCGATTGGATACGGTCATGTGGAGCTTACCTTGCTTAATGCGGAAGTAGACGTGAGTATTACAAGGAATGTCTTTCGACGCGCCATCGTCGGATTGGTCGGTATTGGGGTCGTACATTCCCAATACGGCTCTGCGCGTATTCGGGTCAGACTGTAGTAGACATAGTACGTTGCGAAGTTGGTCAACCCCGAAGTGCCTGCGCCAACGGAAGCCGTAGGCTCCATTGAGAGTCTCCCCATCGTCGCTGTAGTTCTTCATGTTAGCGGCGTACTCGGATACAAACTCAACGTCGTTGCGACCCGCTAGCATCCAGAATGCTTCCATCAAGTGGAAGAACGGATTGGCGTTGCGGGTCTTATCGAATAGCATACGCTGGGTGGGATTGTGGTACACGGTACAGACTGGAGTAGGGTACGTCCACACTGAACCGTTGCGGCTCTGCTCCAGCAAATGATTGAGCCCAATAAGGGTTAACCCCTTGTAGTAGGCGTCGTTGACGTTATCGGCGTACAGAATGCGCATGATTATCCTTCAGTAGTTGGTTGAGTTCTGCCTTGATACGCTTGGCTACTGGTCCGCGCCAGTTCGTGGCGTTTATCAGGAACCGTTGTACCACCTCTTCTGCTGTATCCAAACCATAGTTATCTTCTATGGTTTCGAGACTCAGCATAGCTTCCACGTATGGCTGAGACCATACCATGTAGTTCGGTGAGACTGGGAAGGGTGGCGGCCCCCAGCTCGATAGTATCTCCGCAGCAATCTTGTTAATTGGTCGTTTCATGGGTACGCTCCTTAGTTGGGAAATCCTATTATAACCTAACAATTTAATTGGGTCTATAACTTTCGTATGTAAATGGGTACATCGACCACACTTTACGCACAAATTCGTAAAGCTCGCGGGTATAGCCCCGTAGATAATAGCCCTAGGGCTTTGTAAATCTTTGTAGAAACGTCTTTCAACTAGGGGGTAGGGGGGTAGGTACTACCTCGGTTGAAAAACGCCCCTAGAGGCTTCTACGGGGCTGGGATATAGCGTGCTTTGGGCTTACCTCCATAGTATTTCGTGCGAACGTACTTGCTGAACTCACACAAGCAGTTCTGCGTGTTTTGGGCGCACAAATGTACACCTACGCGGTCTCGTACAATCGTACGTACCTCATTGACTTCCTTCCTGAATTGTTCGTCCCTAATAGGCTTCTGAGGCCTGTCGTAGAGATAGTTGAGCCCAGCGGTCGAGCCTGGTCCAACGGCACACCAAGTGTACCAATCATCTGCGTCGTATAGGGGCATGTCTAACATCTTAAGGTCAGCAATAATCTGACCCCGCAGGAATGTACCTATGCCTGGTACAACTAACTTCTTCTCGGCAGACTCAAGGGAGTCTCCTGGGGCGGTAATTGGATTACTTGCTAATTGGCGGTAGAGTTGCCCAAGAACGCGAGCTATGATTACTTCTTTGGTCTCCCCACCTGCGGAGTAACCACCTGTAATCATATACGCGCTGGTCCATACCTTGCGACCTTGAGACTTGAGTATATCGATGACCCCCACAAAATGGGCTGGAGACCAAGTCAGCGGGAAACCCAACGCCTCTAGCGTAGGTGGGTGATTTACCATACGAGCCACTCCTGCCGCAAAGGCAATATTGGGGTGGTTCTTATTGGGCAACATCCAATTGTTTTGAATCCACAGCGTAACCTTGTCGTACTCGCGGTACACGTTACAAAACCTATACTCGGCAAGTATTGGGTCTGTAGTCCAAGGCCTGGGTTCTCCGGCAGCTTTGCGCTCCCGAATGCGTTCACGCTCCTTGACCCAGTGTATTAAGTCAGGTAAGTGTTTCATTTCAGCATTTCCTCAACTTCGGCTTGATAGGCTTCGTCCTCATCGTAGGTTGCTACGCCAGGAGTTTGCTGCACAGAACGCCAGATGTTCAACAGCAACCGTATGACGGTCTTTTCAAACAAGGTCATAGCAAGTCCAACAATTGTTTGGCCATCGGTTGGTCGTGCTTGAGGATAGCCACCTTGTGGCCCATGGCCGGTAGCTTTTTCCTGAGACGCTCAATGGTGGCGTGCTTGTCGCGGGTCAACTGAGGGTTGAACTTGTTAGAGCTACCCTGAGCCTCGCGTCGAGCAATGACGCGTTCCAGGCATAGCTCGATGGGGGTGTCGAGGAACACGTAAATGTACTTGTCACCGTACTTCTTAGAGTCTGTACCCATGGCCCCGTAGTACGTGGACTGAAGCAAGCCTTCGTGGATGACGTGACCTAGCATATCGTGATACTTGCGTACGAGGTTCATTGCGGCTTCCGCAGACGATACGGTGTCCATACCACCGCAGTTGTTCTCGTATGAGCCCAAAACAAATATGGGGGCGTCAAAGTTGTGGTGCGTCAAGGAGTAAGCCTCAACCTTCTTGGCGTCGTTCTTGATAACGCTATTGCTTGACGTACGCATTAACTCACGCACCGCTGTGGTCTTACCTGCGCCCGAACATCCGTGTATCTTCAATATGGTCATACTGGTACCCACCATGTCTTTCTATCTGGTTTTGCCGTTAACCCAACGGCGGGGAGTGGGGGGATAATCCCCAATGCTTCCATGAGCTTAGAGCTACCATGTTTGAAGGGGTACTTGACCTTAGAGCCGAACATCTTATCGTGCTCGTCAATAATGTCCATGCCGAAGTTCCAGAGCAACTCGTAG